ACAGGCACGCTGAACCTCGTCATTCGTCTTGTACTGTGCGAAAAGACGACATAACGCTAACTGCTCGTCACTTGTAAGACGTGCTTTTGCTAGCTTCTTCTCTTCTGGAGTTAACTCGGAATCTTTCGCTTTCTTTTTCATTTTTCCTCCCTTAGTATGGGGCTGTTTCTAATTCGTGTTCTCTATCACGGGATTCCCTCAAAACACCGTGTCTAGGCTTGCTAACGCATAAATACCTGATCGTATCCGCTCCGTGGTTCTCTTTGTCCTGCTCGACCTCTTTCGGGTTCTTTTTGTCCTTAGTCACACCTGACCAATCCTCGAATTGAAGGTTCTTCATACTTCTAATCGTTACAGGGCATCTGCTCCTTGAGAAGAAGAGCTTCGGCATATTCAAAGCGGTTAAAGGCCTGGAATGGTCCCAATGAAGGTATTCCCTTACGACCATATGCCCTAACTCCTTATCGTCTAATCCTTCAAAGAACGGACAGCCGTACCTGTTCAGCTCTTGAATAACAGATAAGTTCCCGCCAGGGGTGTAGGGTTTACGGCCAAAGTTAGGGTCGATAATCCTTTTCCTAGTCCTGTAGCCTCGTTCCTTTTCAATTCTTAAAATATGTTTAGCGAGGTCTGCAAGCTCGCATCTAATAACAGATTCAAAGTCAACGAATACATCGTCATTCTTATCAACAAAAGCCCAAATAACGTGATGGGGGAGTCTATCGTGCGGGTCCAAAACGCATACAACGGGGTCGGGGTACTCGTACTTGATGTCATCCATGATGTGACTTTCCGAGAACTCTTTGTAAACTGCACCACGAAGATGAAAGAACACACCTCCTAACCGAGTATCCTTCGTATCCTCACTAACCATCTTCTCAAACTCGGCAATGCTTTCCTCCGAGAGAATCTTGTTTCCCTCGATGTCCTGCATGTTATCTCTCATTCTTACCTGAAATACCTCAATCGTCTTTCCATCAGCTTTATCAATTAAATCCTCTTTCATCCAAGGCTCAGTTAACGGAGTGAAAGTTAGAATCGCAAGGCCTCGTCTATCAATCAAGCCTCTAAGAACTCCTTCAAACTTCCCTTTACTTTGAGGTTCGTCCCCCCAGAAGAAATCCCAGTCAGCGGATTCATAAGCCTCATTCGCCATCTCAAGAGTCAAAATATCAACCGTACTCCCATCAATGCACTCAATCCTACTCATGTACCCGCCCCTTCGAACGATCTTGTAGTAGCCTTCGGGTAACAGCCTTTTAATCTTCGGCTCAATGACTCTTGTAATTACGGGAAACTCAGTCGCTGAAATAACAGCTTTGATCGGACCTTTGAATCTTCTCTTCTCTGAAAACCATGAGGGGTACTTACGGGTAAGATGAAAGGTTAATTCAGCACTTCCGAAATGCGTCTTTCCAGCACGGTTGCCACCACTGTAAAGAATCGTCCGAGCATTTGACTGATGGGCTTTCTTCTGCATTGCGTTGGGAACGTAATAGTCAATCCCGTTCTGCCTACGCCTGCGAATACGCTCGTCCTCCAACATCGACAAACGCATCAAACTCTCTTCTTCTAACTTTTTATAATATTCATTGCTTCTCATACTTTTATCTTATCATGCCTATACCTTAAAAGAGTCCATACGAAATTAAGAAAATATCGGAAAAATATGAGTTCCAAAATAATTAGCAGTTGCTATAAATCACTATGAGTGGAGTTGTGTGTTATAAATTACATACGCTAAGATATGCTATGGATTATGCCATAGTTGCTCTAGGTGCTTCCCGTACCAAAAAAACGTCCCTAAACGCTAAATTAGGTACTTAAATCTCAGTGGGGTGGGGTATGCGTAAGGATAGATATGGGTGGATATATCAAAGTCAGCGTCATCGTTCCAGTCAATCTAACAGGGGTGGGGCGAAATATTATAGGACTCTGGCGAATGGCAAGGCGAATCACGGCACCACATATATCCCACTGAAGCGGAATATGTTACATAATAATTAATATAGGACTCTGGCCATACGATCTGGACGGCGTGGCGATGTTATGTAACATTATGGCTTATGGCTGATGCGAGTGGATATATCAAGCCCCCTACAACCTCTATCTATAGCTTCTCTCTTAGTCTCTCTACATTGTCATAGGTTAGCCGGACGCCTACGGCGTGAAATCCCTAGCCCTTTGCTACTCCCGCCAATCTATCGCCAATTTTAGGCATACTACATCTTGTGCCATGATCTTTATATGTGTTCATACTAATTGTATTGCAAACTTAGCATAAAATATAACAGGATTATACCCAAAATAGTGAAATAAATGAAATAATGCTTCACATTTTTATT